TCGGTGCCGTCGCTCTTCTTGAAGGTGAGCGTGACCGTGCGAGCCCATCGCGGGAAGGTGACCTCGGTGAGGTTGTCGGCGGTGGCGTCGAGGGCCACGCGCTGTGTCTGGCGCGGCGGTGTGAGTGAGCTGAGGTCAACGGCCATGGGGAGGGGCTCCTTCGTTGACCCGTTCTACCGAGCGCACGTCCAAGAGGCCGGGGCCACCTCTCCCGCCTCGAGAACCGACCACACCGAGCCCCCGTCCTCTTCCTGTGCCACGTCGAGCACGGCCCAGGTGGAGGCATCGTCAGCCGCACCGACCACGCCGAGGCGCCGATCGGCCCTCTTGTGGTGGTCGAGGAAGTTGAAAGTTACCGACCGAATGACGATATAGCCGTATGTGCTGAGCTTGGTCACCCTTGAGTCAAAGGGCCGCCGCCCCCGGTTGCGCGTCAGGAAGCCCCGGTAAACCTCCTGTAGGCAATCGTCAGGATCGAGGCCCTTGGCCTCTACCATCCAGGCAAAGCGGGACCAGAAGAGGCGCTGGATCAGCTCTCGGGGCTCGCGCTCGTTGAGGTCCACGCCGAGGCCGCGGGGGCGCTCGAAGGGGATCGTTAGTTGGCTATAGGTCCACGGCTTAGCGATGGGGGCCCCCGGGCTCTATCCTCCCTAACTTACTCGCGATCCGGCTCCCAGAGCTGCGCCAATAGTCCATCCATCAGATCGCCCGAGGGCTTGGGCTTGCCTTTGCCCTTGGCCGCCCCCGCAACCTGGCTGATCAGGTGAACCAGATCGGTAGAGTGGACGCCCGAGGCCGACCAGAGCGCCGCCTCGCGCTCTTTGCGAGCGACGAGGTAGCCGAGAACCTTGACCCGGTGAGCCCGTGGTAGGTCGTGGAGCCAATCGGGATCGCCTCCCCCGTAGAGCAGCCCGGCTTCAGTGGCGATGAAGTCAAGCCGGCCCTCAGGGGTGCTTAGTTTCCCGCTTCTACCGTCGCCTCATTGGCCTCGGCCATCCGGGCGCCCAGCTCACCGATCAACGTGTTGATCAGCTCCATGATCCCGGGGAGGTTTACCCCGTGTTCCTGCAACTCATCGATCACGGTGTCGCCGTAGACCCGCCAGTCCTCCCCGCCCCCGGTGGCCGGCGCCGGGCCCGCCTCGAGGTCCATCGACTCATGCCACCAGCACGCGCCGACGGCGTAGCCGGCCACGTCGAGCACGCTGACCAGGCGATCAACGCCCTCGCCCTCTTGCAGCTCTTGAAGGAGCCCGACCATGCGAGCGGCCTTGCCGTAGCTGGGAAACCGGAAGTGAAAAGCGCCCAGGGGCTCGGGGAGCTCGACGGCGAAGTAGCGATCAGTATCCGGGATGTCCCGGGCGGTCTGTCTCGGTATCACGGTGTGTCCTCCTCACCGGTTTAGTTAGCTCTTCGGCTTTGCCTTTGGCTTTGCCTTTGCCTTGCTCTTAGCCTTGGCCGGGGCCTTCGGCGTGGCCGTCTTCTCGGCCTTGGCCTTTGTCTCAATGAGGGGCGTTACCGCTGCCGCCGCGATCTGTTCGGGCGTCGGCCCGCCGCGGGGGATCAGGGGCATCGCCCAGAGCCGCACCTGGCCGTTACCGCCGGTGATCGACTTGATCACCACCTCCCAATCTTTGCCGGCATAGAGGTGCTTTCGGCGCTGGAGTAGGTATTTGACGCGGGCTTTTAGCTCGATGTCCTCGATCCCGATCGTGCCCTTCATGCCCCGACCACGCCGTGACTTCACGGGCTCACTCCACCCCGGGTGGATGGCGTCAAGCTCCGCCTCAATCTCGGCGATCTTGTCTGCGTACCTCAAAGGCTTTGAGCCCTTGAGGTGCTGGTCTGGGAACGTCTGCGGCATCATTAGGCCAGGGTGGGCCTGATCTCGGTGTGGCTCTGCCAATTGACCGTGATCACGTTGGGGTCACCCTCGGCCATCGTGTAGTCGAAGGACACGTCGGTGATAGTGATCGTGTGATCCGCCGCGTCTCCGTGGTCGGTGCCCTCGATGGTTAGCCGAAGGTCACAGGTGAAGACCTCAGCGTTGGCGCCCAAGGTCCCAACCCAGGGAGCCGTGGAGACGTACCCGCTCTGGTTGAGGATATCCATCAGGGTAGCCGCGGCGGCGTCGGTGGTATCCCGGAAGTAAACCGAAAAGGACCCGGTCAGGGCCTGGTCATCGCCGTAGCGCACGCTGGAGACCAGCCGCCCACGGTCGAGGAAGTTGAGCCGGTTCTCCTGCGGTGCGTTCATTGAGAAGTCGCCCGGCTCAAAGGCCAGATCGAGCGTGTTGGAGCCGGCAAAGCCGCTGTCATCACAGATGCTAATAAGGCCGTCGCGCTTGGTCTTGACGACAGTTGAGTAGGCCATGGGGGGGATCCTCTATGCGGGGGGTGTTGGTACGTTCTACCGAGCCACGATCAGCCGGCAAAGACAAGGGGGTCAAACAGGATGATCTCTGCGCTGATAGCGTCTGAGTCGTAAGCAATAGAGCCGACCACCGCGGGCACGCTGGACAGGTGGAGGCCGGCGTCGGTGAGGGTGATCACGTCGCCGGGCCTGAGCCAGTCCAGCTCGCGCGGGATCCGGTAGATAATCTCTCGGCGTGGGTGGCTGTAGCGCCGCGCCAGGTGCCTCAGGATGCCGTCAGCCGTGGCCGGGTCGTAGATGACCGAGCTTTCAAGGCTCAGGGGCCGCCGGCCAAAGGTCGCCGCCGAACGCCTCAGCCAATACGCCGGGGCGGTGTTCGGGTCTGAGCTATCCCAGGCGTCACCGCTGATCGTCTTGTGGAGGGCATAGCCTCCGGTCTCATCGTTCGGGGCAAACCTTAGGGTGATCTCGTTGTAGACCTCAGACGCCGGCGTGTAGACCGCGCCGCTCTGGCGTGTGCAATTCCGCCCCTCCTCGAGCCCGGCTATCGCTTGCTTGGCCGTCAGCTCGGAGGCGAGCCACGGCGCGACGAAGAGCCCTTCGGGGCCTGTGCCGACGGTGACAGGCAAGAGGGGCAACACCTCAGCCAGGAGCCACGCCCACGGGCTGACCGGCTGGTTGATGTAGGTGTCGATCTTGTACGCGTCTAAGAGGCTCAGCTCAGATAGCCGGCTCTCATCCACTCGGAGCGTTGAGCGCTCCAGCGCCCAGCGGATGACCTGGCCGGCACCCCGAAGGGTGGCGTTGCTATAGGGGCTCCGAAGCCCTCCACCCGTGGACGGATCCCAGATCGTGTAAATGGCGTCACCCTCATCGGGGGAGTTGCCGCCCACGTCAGGCTCGACGTAGGTATACGGCTGGCCCAGCTGGTCGTAGGCCGTCAGGATCGCCGTCGTCGTGAAGGTCTTAGCCGGGTCGCTGGCGTTATAAACGCGGACGCTGGTAGCCGGCGCAAAGCCGCCGCATAGCATGATCCAGTGGTCCGACTTCGTTGAGGCTGTCGGGTTCCTCTTCACCAGGAGCGCAGGCACAGCGGCCACTTCATCCACGAGAGCCGAGGAGGTTGAGCCCACGCCCAAGGCCTGACCGGGGCTCCCGATGACGATCGGGTAGTAGTTGCCCACGGCAGCCGGGGCGGGCCCGGTAGAGCCGGACTCTAAGAAGGTCGCGCCCGTCTCGACCACCCACGAGGCCGCGGGCAGCACCGTCAGATCGTCGCCCGGGTCCTCGACGAGGGCAAAGGCGAAGGGCTCGCCTTGCTCACTGTAGGCGGGCTCTTCCAGGTGGCCCGAGAGCACGACGCGCCGGCGCTCCCACGGATCGCCCTCGAACCACTGCGCGAGCTCCCCGCGGCCCGAGAAGACCGGCAAGCCCTGAGCGATCAGCTCTGCCAAATCAAAGTCCAAGAGAGCCTGAAAGGACATCGACCGCCGGGCCGGCGTGGCCGCCCACAGGTCAAGGGCTCGCTCTGGGTTGGAGGGGACCAGGCCGCCCGAGAACTCATAGACCTGGCCGTCTGTGCCCGTGATAGTCACCCGGCCCTCTGTGCTCAGCCTGACGATCCGGCCACCCAGATCGAGCGACACGAGCCACCGGTAGCCGCCTCTCAAAGAGCTAAGCGCTGGCCGAGCTGGAGCCACGGTTAGACCTCCTCCTCAAGTCGCACGCCTGTAAGGGTGACCACCTCGTCCTGATTCTCGGTGCCGATCCGAGCCTGCCGGCTAACAGAGCCGGTGATCCGGCTGTAGATGAAGCCTGCCCGAGAGCTGAGCCGGGTCTCCAGGTTGCCCGGGGAGGTCTCGGGGATATTCGGCACGTAGACCACGGGGCGAGCGGCCCCGCCGAGGTCACGGATCAAGCCCTCGACCAGGAGGGGCGCCCCGTATCGGTCAGCCGTGGCCGATGTCGCCGCGGGCCTCGGGCTGATGTAGTCGGGGTCTGGGCTCGAGCCGCTGATCGCGGAGAGGTCCGTCTCTGACCATCCAAAGGACACGGCACGCCGGGCCGGGCCGAGCTTGCGACCTTGGCGGGCTCCCGCCTGGTCTTGGCTTAGCGAGTAGTTGGGTGCCGTCTCGATGACCCGCCCCCGGGCATACTTCCGGCCAAACATGGCCATGGCGCCCACGAGGCACACGCCGACCTCAAAGTAGCCCTCTGCGGTGCTCTGGCTCGGGATGCGTAGGGCATACCGATCGTAGAGGGTCACGCTCTCGTGGAGAATGACCAACGCCGACGGGTGCCACAGCTCCATTGTGGCCGTGGCTCCCGCGGGGGCCGCACCCTCGAACCGGAAGACGGGCCGCTTGGTCACGTTGTCGGTGTAGGTGCCCTCACTGTTCCAGGCGATCCGGCGGATGTCGCCGCCGTTGAAGCGGGCATAGCCCCCGACAAACTCACCGTACTCGATGTAACGGGCGTCAATGCTGAGCCCGGCGTTGACCGTCACAGTGTTGCCGGTGACGGTGCAAGGCAGGCCGGTCAACCCCTGGTCGGCGTAGAGGCTCGCCAGTGTCACCCACGCGGCGCCGTTCCATCCCTGGAGGTCAGCCCGGGGGAAGTTGATCCCGCCGAGGTAGAGCCCGATCGAGCTGCCGCCTAGCGTTGAGTCAAGGGTCAGATCCCACGCGACGAGGGCCTCGCCAGTGCCGACCGATCGCCACCTGCGATCCGGCGTTGCGCTATTCGTGTAGTCCAACGCCTCGACCGGGTGATCAAAGCGGGGGCGGATCTTCCAGGTATCGCCCCGGGTGGCCGGGCCCGAGGTGCCGCGCAGCCTCAGCCGCTGATCGGCGTAGAGGCTGAAGGGGGGCACAGGCAACGGGGCGCCGTAGAGGACAAAGGGATCCTGATCGAGCACGTCCTGGGAGAGGTCGTCAAAGTAGGTGCCCTGCTCCCCGTTGCCGGCATCGGCCACCCAGTGGAAGTGCGACCACGTCGTGTCGTGCGTGGCGAAGTTGCCCCAATCGATCAGGTTGGTTGCCGACCCGCCTACTGTGAGGCTGGAGGTCGTGATCAACGTCTCCCACGCATCGCCCGTCGTCGCGCGGCGGTAGAGAGTCACAGAGCACGCGGCAACCCCGGCGGCGTTGAGCCTTAGAGCGAGCTTGTAAGCGTGCGCGGTGCCCAGGCTGCCGGGCGTGACTGTGCCGACGGCCACACCGCCGTGAACATCCCATAGCCGGATCTGGGTCGCGCTATACCTGACCTCGATCTCAAAGGTGCCGAGGACCACCTTTACCCCTGTCTCGAGGGCTCCCACGGTGCCCGCGCTGGCGATCTTCATCGTCCAGAAACAGATCAGCCCGTCACGCTCTCCGGCTGTCGGGTTCACGCTGTAGTGGGTCGCCCCGGTGATGTTGAGGCCGAGGGGGGCAAGGGCCCGCGGGATGACCGCGGCTCCGGTCTTTGTGTAGCCAAAGTACTCGGGCGCATCGGTGGCGATCCATGTCCCCGCCTCGGGGCCCGTGGTCGAGCCGAAGCCCCTGTTCACCGTCGGGTCCTGGCCGAGGATCCGCGGCTGGCTGATCGTGTTCCACCCGCCGGACTCATGAATAACGAAGGTGGAAGCGCCAATGGGGAGCGTCCCCGAGCTGGCCGTATGGTTGAGGATCCAGCAAGCCCGGCCACCGGCCTCGGTGACCTCCCAGACGAAGACCTCTTCGGCGCTGTTCCAATTCCAGACCTTCTCAACCTCTACCCACGTCGTGCCCTGGTCGCGGCTCTCGTAGAGCTCCACGCCGTCGGTGCTGTCAAAGGTGAGGTAGAGCGACCCGCTATCAGACGGCCACGCGACGAGGTGATCGATCGTCACGCTTGTAAACTCGTGGGCCAGCTCGCCGTTCTCATACGCGACATAGGGCGACGACAGCCGGTAGACAAGGATCCGGCTCGTCACCGGCTGCGCGATGGCCAGCAAGAATGAGCCGGTCACCCGGTCGATCATCACGTCAGGGTGGCGGGCGATGTCTGTGGCCGCTCCTACCTCGTCGTCTTTGATTAGTTCGAAGTTCAGCCCGGTGTCATCGCTCGCATACTGCAAGAGGCCGCGGCGAGACCCAGGATCAAACCACTCTTTGTCAATGACGAGCAGCACAGATCCCGAGCTGTAGCCGGCCCGCAACTTGTAGACGTTGCTCGACCCGAGGTCGATCACGGCATCAAGGCCGAGGTATTGAGCCGTGCGCCAGGTTGCCCCGTGGTCGTCTGAATACGCCGCCGCGAGCTGCACGTTGGTCTGGTTGTCCAGCTCGCGCGTCAGGTAATAGGCCACGACCCGGCCCGAGGGCAAGACGATCGCATCTACCAGGTTGTCCGCCGCAGTCGACGGGGGCTCATAGGTGCCCGCGTCGGCGTTGATGGCCGCGGACGCGTCCACGACCACGACCGCCGCGGCGGCTGTCCGCGTCTCGGGGTCATATTTGCGGGCCTTCAACTGGGTGGCCTTCCAATAGAGGTAGAGGGCCTGATCGTCGGCGCTGGTCACCGCGGCATAGTTGACGCCCGCGGAGGTGTCCCGATCCAGGAGGCTGTCCACGTTGAAGTGAGTGACCACGTTGGGCGTGTTCCAGCCACGCCAGACCGAGCCGGTCAGATCGTCACGCCTGACCACGGTTGCATCGGCCCCGGGCATACCGCCTTTGATGACCTTGACGTGGTAGTCGGTGCCGGCGTCCTGCTCGCCCAGGGTCTCAAGGCTCAAGCTCGGGGAGTAGTCCCCCGCCGTGGAGCTTGAGAGCGCGACCTCGGCTTGGTCGAACTCGGGCACACCTGGCCGGGGCCCGGCTTGGGTGTAGTCGCTGTTCCCTGTGGCGCCATCGTTGGCGCGAAGGTTGGCGGTCTTGATCCGCTCATCGGGGATTAGCAGCCCGATATACGGGGCGTCTGAGTATCGGTTGCCCATGCTTAGCCGTAGACCTTGACGCGCCCGGTGGGCGACGTGTTGAGGGTGGAGAGGCTGCCGCCGGCGCGGATGTTTGTGCGGAACATGCGATCAAAGGCGATGTGCCCATCGCGCAGATCGAGCGTCACAGTCTGAGGCGAGGAGGACACGCCCGCGGCTTGCTGGGCTTGCCTCAGGGCCTCTTGCGGGTCTTGCGCCGCGATGACCGTATCGCCCGGGGCGAAGCGAGCCGTAAGGCCAGCCATGGGAGCCACGACGGCCCCCGGCGTATCGCCGAAGCTCGCGGTGGTCTGGCTCCCCGGCTTTAGCTCGGTGAGGAGGTCGGCAAAGAAGCCGCGGATATTCTCGATAAAGCCCTCGGCCAGCGCCGCCGGGAGGTCGATTACCAGCGCCTCTACGAGGGCCGCGATTAGCTCGGGCGACTTGAGGACAAGCTCCATAATCAAGGCCTCGGCCACCTCGTCGCCCAGGTCGATCAGCCCCTCCGAGACGGCTTGCAGGATGGCCGGGAGGGCTTCGATAATCGCCAGCGTTATCCCCGGGATCTCGGCGATGAGGGCCGAGACCACGTCACCGACAGCGGCGAGGGCCGCCGTGATGAGGTCCGGCGCGAGGTCCAAGAGGGCTTGGATCACCGAGGGGAGGGCCGCGATCACCTGGTCAAAGAGCCCCGAGGTGAGCAGGTCGGCCACCGTATCGGCCAAGCCGGGTAGGGCCGCTACCACGAAGCCCAGCACCTCGGGGACAGCGGCGCCGATGGCCTTGACCACGGGATCGATCGCCTTGATGAATTCGCTAAGAATGGAAGGCAGGCCATCCAGGAAGGCATCGATCACGAGCGGCAGGGACTCGACAAAGACGCGCACGGTCTCGGTCCCGGCCTTCACCATCTCTTCAACGATGGCGCCCACGTCGCCACCCTCGGCGGCTACGGCGGCCAGGTCGGCAAGGCTGAAGCCCCCCGCGAGCTGGAGGAAGCGATCGAACATATCGATCGAGCCCGACACGGCGCCGGCCACGCCGGCAGCGGCAGCCGTGGCCGCGGT